TCTGTTATTCTAGCAATTTCGTCAGTTGCTTGTTTTGTATAAGCCGCCGCTTGATCGTAGTCTCCGTCTTCGGTTGCAAATTTTGAAAGCATTTGGAGCCTAGTAATATTACCAGCCGCAGTGTCGCCTCCGGGAATGCCTGAAAGCATACCTGCTCTTTTTTCTTTCTTTGCCTTCTCTCGCATCCTTTGTGGGATACCGCCTAGGTTTTGACCCACAGTAAACAAACCCCCGCCAGTATACGTAGGGTTTGCAAGGCTTGCTAGTAGAGTATCACTAATTTTTGGCATTAGGGTGTTCCTCCCGCTATTCCTGCTAGCAGTCCAGTACCAGCTTCTCCGATAATATTACCTCTAGCAATGTTAGCCGCTAGGTCAGCCTCGATACCGCCCATTCGTGTTTCTGCAAACAAGCCAGTGCCGTACATATCTTGCTGTGCTCTTTGTGCGGCGGCGGTCAGACCGGGGCTGAGCATAGGCAACATCTCTCGTTGCGGCATATAGCCAAGACCCATGTACTGTGCGCCGAGACCTGCTAGCTGTGCTTGCTCACGAGCCGCCTGTTGCGTAGCGGCGAAGTAAGCGTTGTTCATTGCTTCTTGTTGTGCTCTGTTGAGCTGGAAAGTTTCTGGAGCCATTCCTCCGTACATATTGCTAGAAACGCCTAGACGGCCCTGCGCCGCCATTCTTTCTTCATTCATCAAATTCTGGCGCTCTAGGTCAGGACGCATGGCTGTCATCATGTTACCGTAGATATCTTGCGTTCTCTGGGCAGGATCTACTGTAGCGGCGTCTAGGAAACCGCTAGCTTGTCCAAACAAGCCTTTTGACATAGCCTCTTGCTCGGGAGACATAGCAACCGTATATTGCCCGTCAGGACCTACGGTAAACTGACCTCCTTGAGGACCAGTCACTGTGTATCCTTTAAACTCGGTCATATTCCGTAGTGCTGATGCCAATCCTTCAGCCGCTTCTTGAGCATCAGAACCAGTGGTTCCTAAGTCTGAATAGGCTTTTGCTAACAACCCTAAACCGGCTCCGCCAGCTAAAGCATCGCCCGTGTTGTTAGTGTAATAGTCTATAAGTTGCTGAATCATTTGTTATCTCCTAGAGAACCTTACCTAATAAGGCTAAAACATTTATATCCTGTACTGAAAATTCTGAACCGTTTATGTCTGCTTCTAAACCAATGCTAACTACGTTTCCGTAACCAGTAGTGTTTGCATTTAGTCTAGAAATATTTAATCCCGAGCTAAACTCGCTTACCCCAAATTCTGCCAGTCCATAATAAGAAGGTGCTTGAGACCCTGTTAAAGAAAGCTGAGCTGTGCTATAGGAGTTAGAAAAATCGTAAGACCATTTTAGCCTTATTAAAGAAGCGTCTTGTCCTATCAAAGTAGGCTTAATTTTTTTAAGTATTTTAGTACGCGACGAATCGCCAAAGTCAAGCCGGGGGCTGTAGTACCTAAAAAGATAGCTTTCCCCGTTATCTCGGTAGCCGCCGTACTTTCCTAAGCCGTTAGTAGTTCCTACCAACAAGTCACCGCCTTCAGTTCTGCCGTAAGATTTAAACGGCGTAGAGGGCCATCTGGTAACCCGAAAAGAGCCGTTTTCTACTACGCCCCTAACGTCAAAACAATACGTCATACCCCGGCTTACAAAAGTCAGCAAGTAAAAACCAAACTCCGGGCTGTACACAGTTCTAAACCTAGGGTTGGTTTGTGCTTGTTCCTCGTCAATCGTTGCCTGTAAATCTTTAGTAATGTTGTTACTTAAGTTTTGCAAGGGCAGTGATTTTTGTTGTACGGTGCGACCAAAGCTTCTTAGGCCAGCGTCTGACAAGAAGAGCACGTCAGTACCTGTGTTTTGTACTGTGTTTCGGTCTATACAACCAACTCCTGATACTGTATCTGCAAGAGACATTGTTGTTGGCGACTGCGCTCCTTGATATACAACAATACTATGCCTACCGAAAATAATCAACAAGCCGTTATGTGCCGCCAGTGCTACAATCTCGTCTTGACCGTCAGGCCATACTTTAGAAATGTCGATAGATCCTGACGAACCGCTAGTAAAGTTCTGACCAATCAATAAATCAGACCAGTAAATAATAGACTTACGTTCTCCGTCAAAGTCTGCTACCCAGAGACGACCATATGCTGACAAGGCTTCGTGACCATGTACATTAGCAGTGCCGCCACTCCCGCTTACAGCGCTTATTAGCTGTAGTTTGTTCGTGTTTCCTTTAAGAGTACCGTCGCCTACTAAAGGTTCGTACCCACGCTGAAAGAAGTAAATTTTATCGTTAAAATTAACAGCCTTCCAGTCGTTATCTGTAATTGTGTAAGCCGCTGGCGTTCTGTCAGTCATCGTAGCGTAAGCTGTCGGAGTTTCGTCAGGGTCGCTACTTACAATCTTATTTTCACCGGCACTGAAAACCAGCTTGTTTCCGCTTTGGTCTTGAAATTCTTTTACAACTTCAACGTCTATGCTGTTTGTTTGGGTATATACAGTGTATCCCTTACGTGCCGCTACTCGGCCTCTCTTGTCAATAACTGCGTTATCAGCAATGTCCGCAAAAGAAGGATCTTTAGCAACAGGAGAATCTTCTGTATTAATACCTTTAAACGCCGGGGCGGTAAGGTTTATTGAACGAAGTTCTTGAGCCATATTAGTAGTACCATATTACTTCTTCAGGGTGCTTAACAGCGTCCATTGCAATAGCATCAGACAAGAATTTATCAGCAATAGTAAAGTATTCTGCCGTAGACGTGCCTCCAGTTTCCCCACGCTCTCTAGCTAGCATAGCTACCGCTAAGTGAATAACGGGCATTGCAGGGACTTTTAATCGATCAGTATCTGCCGACAGGTCTTCCTGTGGTATTACCATGTTAAAGTTAATAGCGTAAGTAGCATCCGGGATGGGGTACAGGTCAATCTTAGTGTCTCCGTTGTCATCAACACCGTTGAAACTGTAGTGGTACGGAGATCCGTCTACCGGGTTGTTGTTTAGAAAAATGTTGTTGAACCAGTGGGCAGTCTGGTAGGTCAAAAAATAATTATTAGTGTCGTTAACAACATCTATCACTTTTGATCTGTTCTGTGAGCCGACAAGGACGTAACTAAACACGTCATCCTGTGTGTTGACTACAAGGGTTCTACGCAACGCTGACCAGTCAAAAGCGTCTTCTACAAGTCGTTTAGCATCGTTTACAAAATCACCTACCATTTTACTATAGGTGTTTTGGTTAACTGAAGTTACTTCGTCTTCTCGAAGCCTTCGCATTACATTGTTTACTATGTCTAAGTACGTCATCAGCTAAACCTTATGAATAAAATTGTGAAAACAAACTAGCAACCATAGGCGATTCCCCTAAGCGAGGAACAGACGGCCTATTAGCTTGTGTTAACATCCCACCAGTGCTTGTCATACCGGCAACTTGCTGTATCTCTGGCAATCTAAATGTAGGCGAATATCTGTAGGCAGTATAGTCGTCCGGCGAGTAGCTTCCAGTAAGTTGGCTAGGGTCTCCGCCGCCTTGTCCGTCACCAAATCCCGGACCTATGCCTATCCCAATGCCTATCCCTTGGCCACCGCCTTCGCCGCCTCCTGAAACCGCCGCTCCGTCTCGGTCACGTCCAGATCCGCTTTGTTGACTACCACCTTGTTGATCGCCTCCCTCTTCTCCTCCAGCTTGTTCCCCTTCTCCTGTTTGACTTGTTGTATCAGTCCCTTCAGTGCCTGTAGTAGGCTCTGTAGGAGCTCCTGTAGTAGGACTAGGGGTTCCTGTAGTAGGACTAGGAGTTCCTGTAGTAGGACTAGGAGTTCCTGTAGTAGGCTCTGTAGGAGTTCCTGTAGTAGGACTAGGAGTGCTTGTAGTAGGGTCTGTAGTTCCTGTAGTAGGACTAGGAGCGCTTGTAGCAGGGTCTGTAGTTCCTGTAGTAGGTCCTGAAATTACGACGACTTCTTCATCATCAGCCGGGTTTGTAACCCTGTCTTCGTCGTTAATCACAACCACATCTAAATCAGTATAGTCCCCGTCTTCTGGGTTTTCGCCCAGTATTCCTTCAGGAGCTTTCACTGGATCTCCGTTTTCGTCTGTTAGGATATCTCCCGTTTCGTAATCGATAACATAAACTGTTCCGTTGATTACACGGTAAGTAGGAGGAGTAGTAAACTCGTCGTCTTCGGTTGTAGATATGTCACCTACTATGTCAGTTACGCCTTCTTCGCCAGTATCGGCTGTAGTGTCTTCTTGGTTAATGTCAGTTACTTCGGTATCTGCTTCGTCTTCAGTTTCAGCTACATCTCCAGACTCGCTATCTCCACCGCCACCTTGATTTTCTTCTTCAGGTGGTCCTAACAAAGAAGGAAGACCTATATCACTAGGGTCGTTAACAAATACTAAATTACCTTCAGCGTCTTGTTCTAAACGGCCAAAAGCATCGTCAGCGTCTGATCTTGTGGTGTCTCCGGGATCACCAAATACAACATCTTCACCCACCTGTTCGGAAAATTGCTCAAAGATAGCTTGAATTTCTTCCAGCTCTTCGTCGCTAAGGTTAGCCACATTTTCAAAATCTTCTGGAGCTAGAGGTCTGCCTTCGCTTGCAACCCGATCTAATATTTCTAGCAGTTCTCCGCCAACGTCTAAAAGATCGCTACGTCCTGACCACTCCGATCCAAAAATATCTTCCCAAATTCCAGTCCGATCTTCTAACCGACTAGCCGGAGTTTCTAGATAAACAAGCTCTTGCTCTGGAATACCATAAGTAGGCCCTAAAAGCTCCCCAGCATTTACATTTTGGTTGTAAACAAGAGCGTTGTAAAGCGACTCTGCTGGGTTTATAAACGCCCCTCGTCCACCGCCGTCTATATTATCTAAAAACCTAGAAATTTCTTCGTTATCTTCAATAACTTCTTCGAAGATGTTTTCGTTTTCTTCGTTTTCATCAGAAAAAGTAAACAATGGCATTACTTGTCCCTCGCTACGTTATTTACTTTTTCATAGCTACGCATAGCGCCAAGTCCTAACATTCCCATTAACACGGGCATCATCCCACTAAGGTCCAAAGACGGAACAGTGACACTAGAACCACTAATGACGAGTACAAAGTTAGCCATAGGAATAACAATATAATTACTAGCCAGCCCAAGGCAACACACCCACCCAACACTAGGTCTCCACCCGGCAACGAACATCGACTTATGAGCCGCTTCAGTTTTGTTGACTTCCAACTGATACTTGGCAAGCTCCTGAGCGTGTTTTTGAGCCATTGTAGCAACATCGTGAGCTAGCCTCGCCTTTTGGTCTTTGTCTTCAATAAACTTGTCTAGAAGGTCCGTAACAGGTCCTATAAGCTGTGACAGCATTATTATACCTTGTATCCGTAAGCTACAACACCAATAATAGCACTAATTAAAATCCAGATAAAGCGCTCGGCAACTTTGACTGATTGCGAGTTATAGCCGACGATCCCCTTTAGGTTGTCGATGTCCTCTTCCTGCTCATCCAGACGATATTCCAAACGGTCTATGCGAGCACTACCAGCGGTAAGCTTTTCGTCTACCCTAGCAATCAAAGTCATAGCCTCGGTTAGCTTATCAAGTTTTGTCTCGATCCTATTAAGACGTACTGCTTGATCGTCCATAGTTTATCCTTATGGCGTAAGTTCAATAAAGCCGTTTTGGCCTACAAGGAAAACGTATGTTTTACCGCTTCCCGCCCCTGTTTTAGTAATAGTCGTTCCAGCTTCAAAGTCACCATTTAGAACAAGATCGTTGTTATCTGATGTTTTTCTAATGATGAAAGTTTTTCCTAGGTACTCTTCAATGTTCGCTAAAGTAGGCATTGTTACTGTAACCGTTGAAATAGCAGTGTCTACGTCAAGGGTTTCTAGTAAGTGTGTCCAGTTAGTCATGTTTAGCGCACTAGTGATTGTAGACGTTTGACCAGAGCCTCTAGCAAGGTAAGCACCGTCGTACAACGCTGTACCACTAAACCCCACTACTTTTCGGTCATCAGGAAAATCAGCAGGGTTGCTGGTCACGTCTGGGAACCAGTTTGTGTTAGTCAGGGTGGTTGGTGTAGCTACGTTTCCAGAGGTTTCTACAATGACACCATAAGCAAAATCACCATTTACAAGACGATAGCGGAAAGAACAGTTGTCCATAGAAAGACGTAAGCAGTCCTTGTACTTTAACACAGCACCGCCACGATAACCACTAGCAAGAGGAAAAAGCATACCGCTAAAGCTACAGTTGTTAATTTTTACATTATCGCACTTGTCGTCTGCTGTGGTTCCTGTATTGTCTCCACATTGTATATGGGCTTTGTCAAGATCGTCTGAAACAAAAAAACAACTGTCAATAGTAATGTTGTTAGCGCGTTTGTGAATTCGTAAATCATAGTCGCCGCTTTGATTTTCAAACCAACAACTAACTACACGAACATTCTGACTTAAACCAAAGTCCATGCCGTTTAGACAGCCAGTTGCCTGACAGTGTGAAAACGTAGAGTTTGTTGATGCAGCAAGAACAAGACCTGTCTCAAGTGCTCCACTGATATCACAGTGTTCCCAAATGTCAGCTTCAGTTCCGTTAATTTGCACTCCTACTGAACCACCTGATATTCTTAGGTTATGATAACGGTTGAAGTAACTACCACTTCTGTTACCAACATTAGTTCTGTCTACACGAATTACATTACCACGAGACGGGTCGTCCGGATAAACATTAAGTACAAGATTTCTAAGCTCTGCTTCTGACTGAGCACACTCAATGTGTACTAGAGTGTCCGTAACGCTGTCACCCTTCATACTAAGGTCTTGTACAACAGTACCTCTAGTTACGTTGTTGTCTCCCGGCTCTAGATCGTTACCCATCTTAAACAAAGGACCAGCACCTAGTGTTTCTAGGAGAGTTCCTTTGTACATATTAACGGGGTTACCGCCTTGTTGTACTGCCTGAATCTGTTCAATAGGTACGGGTTTTTCACCCTTTAGGTAAACACGGCCTTGCTGGTTGTTCACGCCGCCACCGCCGTTGCCGGGAGCAGGAAAGCCGGGATTTAGCGTAATATCGTAGTGATCGTACAAAGTAGTAACAATGTAGTGACCCTCGGGGATATACACTGTTTTACCAGCAGACGCCGCCGCATTAATTGCGTTCTGAATAGCGGCAGTGTCGTCAGTAATGCCGTCGCCCTGAGCACCGTATGTAGGGTCCTTTACGTTAATGTAGGATTTATCTTGCTTTAGTGCTAGTTTTGTAGTAAGAGAAGTAGTGTCCTCTTTTTCACTAATGGCTGTAGAGATTCGACTAAACTCTTCATCAAACTCTGAACCCTTAACTATTTTGTCAGGATCACCTACGTTTAAATCGTCTTTGTTGCTAAAGTTAGTGCTTTGTGTGTAATTAGCCATAATTAAGTCCAAGTGCTTATAGCGACTCGTTTCCAAGTATTAGCCGCTGTACATACATAAATATAATTAGCATCGATAGCGATGTCTCCCGCTGTTCCTGTGTCCGAAGCCGAAGAAGGAACATTAGAATTAGTCACCCGTAGCTGATCTGTTTCTGTGACGCCTGTAACATTAACGCCTGTTGATTTTGTTGAAAGCTTTTCTGCGCTAGAAGCACCACCGGCATAAAATAATTTAGTCTCTCCAGACCCGGTAAGCATAGAAAGCAAGTTGTTATCATTAGAGCTTCTAAAAACGTATCCAGCTCCGTTGCTTTTAAAAAACACACTTCCGGTGCCTTGGTCTTCCAAATAGGTGTTAGACCCGTCGTGGAAGATTGTGTAGTCAGCCCCAGTACCTACTTGTATTTTGGCGTTGTCGTTGAACGTAACTGATCCGGTAAAAGTATCCCCAGTAGTTACTGCATAGTTTTGAGTTGAGTGCGTTTCTGGGGCTATTTCCTTAACAATTCCACCGTCGTTTATGTAGAGTTTCTGTGCTGATGTGTCAACAGCCACTTCACCATTAGCAATATTAGAAGTTGTGGGGGTTGTTGTTCCCCGCTTCAGTTTTATTACTTGTGCCATAAATTAGTATGTTCCACCGTCAATAGTTGCTACTTCAAGGTCAAAAGTTGGAGACCCACTGCTTGCAGTACCAGTACCTGATATACTACCGTCGGTAGAATTAATGGTTATTCCGGTAAGGGTTCCTGCATTTGATGTAAAGCCTGAATCGTTGTTAAATGCAGACAGTTTAATTTCACTGGCGGCTTTACGAGACTCGGTAGTTCCGTCTTGAAGAATAAACTCTGTTGTACCTGCAATATCGCCAGTCATGTCGGTTAAAAGAGAAAAATCCAAACCGAGACTAACAGCACCGGATGCAGTAGAGGCTGTTACTGCACTTCCGCCAGACACCGATACAACTTCACCTACTCGGGTAAATGGACCACCTACAGGACCAAACTGCCAGTAATCGTTAGTTTCGTTCCAAACAAGGAACTGATCGGTAGCGCTTCCACGATTAATCCGAATACCTGCATCTTGAGTTGGAGCTGTACCAGAGCCAAGGTTGCTGTTTAGATTAATAATGTTGTCAGCAAGATCAATAGTTTCTGAATTAACGGTTGTTGTTGTACCACTTACTGTCAAGTCACCAGTTACTGTAAGGTTACCAGAAGTAGTTACCGTTACGTCTGTAGCGTCTCCGATTGTTACGGCTGAGCTTATTTGACCTAAGCGGGTTATCAAGTTAGCAACACTAACGTCGTTATCAACAACAGAAATGGTAGACCAGCTAAAGGTTCCGTCCCCGTCAGAAACAAGAGCCTGACCAACTGTTCCATTTCCGGATACATTAAGCTCGGCGGCACCTACAGAGTTGTCTGTAATTTCTGTAGCACCTACTTCACTAAGAGTAGCGAGAGAACCAAGCCCAAGAGAAGTACGAGCAGTTGCTCCTGATTCAACAACCCAGTTTGTGCCGTTACCGACAATGAAGTTACCGTCTGTTACTGCGAGGCCAGCAATATCAGCTAGACCAGCGTCATACGCTTGTACGTCAACGCCTACCTCTGTGTCAATTGCCTGTTGAACTTTTAGAGCTGTAGCTCCGCTAGCTAAGCTCAAAGTTCCAGCGTTATTAATAATCGCAGGACCAATAGGAAGAGGGGTGTTAGCGTTGTTTGTATCAGGATCACCTATGTAAAGAGTGGCGCTTCCTTTAGAATACGCTAATTCACCAGCGGCTATTGTAGTAGGAGCCGCTGATCCTGTCGAGCGTTTAATTTTAATTGTTTGAGCCACTAGTAGTGTCCTCCGTCTAATGTATCGCTATTGTCAGTTCCTGTAGAAAAAAGAACCCAATTAAAAACACCAATGCCGACTTCTCTCCAAAAGTAAATGTCTTCAGTGTCTGTCTTGTACCACATATCTCCTTCGAGTAAATCAGCAGTAGGAGGTGGGTTAGAAGACCTATAAAACTTTTGTCTAGTTACGTCGTTTAGTTTTGGTTCGTATAAAGTATCGGCTGTTGTTTGTGTTAGATAAACACCGCCAGCAGGGGAGGTAGCGTCTAACCAAGCAGAACCAGACCATACTTTTAAATTGTCTGTAGTTGTGTTAAAGTAAAGAGCGCCTGTTTGAAGGGGGTCACCGTCGTTGTCTGTAGACGGGTCAGACGCTTTACTTCCTAAATATCGGTCATCAAAGTCGTCATAAGTTTCTTCAGCAGATTGTGCTGATATTGATGCTTCACTTGCTTTTGTAGTTGCTGTTACTGCGTACTGTTGTATGGTCGAAGCATAGATGTCTGTCGTGGCTTCTGACGCACCGCCCGACCCTCGAAATATGCTCATAGTGCTTCACCCTAACAAAAACTACAAAAGAAAACGAAAGAAGGGGGCCGAAGCCCCCAGAGTGCTATTAAGCTACGTCAGGCAATGCCAATACGAAACCAGCTTCAGGACGGTAAGTCTCTACGCCGTACAGAGTGTCGGCGGTGAAGAGGTTAGCAAGGTATTCCTGCTTGTACTGTGTTTGAGTACGTACACCCAACTGCTCAGCCATGACGATTGCATCACGGTGGAACAGAAGTCCAGCACGTACAGCAGGGCCAACGCCAGCCGCGTTTTCTGTTGATGACTCAATCAGACCACAGTTTGACGATACGTATACGTCTACACCGTAGAGGTTGCCGATCAAACCAGAAGCAACAGGCTGTCCGCCTACGAAGTCAGAAGACACGTAGCGGTTGATGCCCATGATCTGGTTACGAGCTGAAGGTGGGATAACAAGAACACGCTGGTCCATTGGAATATCGTTGTCATCCATCTTCTGGATCATGTCACGGAAAAAGTCATCGGTGAACACGTCGCCAGCAACAACCGTATCAGCGGCATATGGATCGGTTGATCGAGTACCGCTTGGGTCGTTGTTATAAAAACACGCGCTGTGTGTGAATGAAGTACCAGTGTCAGTGGGGCTGTAAGTACGAGTACCGTCGCCGAAACCAGTGGCCGCCGCATGGAGGTCGGCGTCTACTTGAGTAGCGAGCGCATAACCAGCGTCTTCAGTGTAGAACTGACGCATAGAGCTAAGAGCCTGTACGTCTGCGATGTCTTCGATCAAACGTGAGTACTCGAAGTGACGGTCCACAAGAACCTGCAACTCTTGCTCGGTGTTGGCAATCAAAGTTACTTGGGCTTCTGCACCCTTAACTGTTGGAGTGCCACGAACAGGCTTAGGAATGTGGATAGTATCACCTTTCTTGCCTGTCATAGTCATTTTCTTGACAAGAGGTGCCATCTTAAGTGTTTTTTGATAGGACGCGATGATTTCATCGGACCAGATCTCTGGGATAAACGTCCCAGCTCGTGCCTTCGTTTGCGAAGGGACATTGTTAAATGCCGCCATGTTAATCTCCTAATAGATTATTTAACACGACCCTCTGCATATGCCTTAAAGATTTCGTCTGATAATGCGGCATACCGATCGGGGTCATTATTCATTAGTTTAATAATGTCGGCCCTACGATAAATCTTTTTACGAGACGGTTCAGCAGTTCCTTTAGCGTTGCCTGTACTGGCTGACTTAACGGTCTGTTTACGAGCTTGTTGTTCAACATTTAAAGACTGTTGTGCAACTTGCTTACGCTCTTTCCAATTAGAGAAAAGCTCGTCTGCGGCATCGTGATCGTACCTTTGGTCAGCATCTACAAACAACTTAGTCCTAATCTTAGACGCCTGTATCCACTCGGCAAACTGTGGATCTTGCAAAATTTCTTGCATATCCGGGTGTCGCTGTTGTAGATTAGCTAAAGCTGTTTGTTTGCGGTTTTCTTGTGCAAACTGTTCAGCTTCCTTAATCTTAGGGTGGTTGCTGATTGCTCTTTCTACTGCCGCTTTAGGGTCAGTAAAATAGTCAATATCGTCTTCGGGCTCAACTGGTTGTTGAGGTGCTTGTGTTTCGAGTTGTGTCTGAATGTAATTATCAACAACTTTACGTAATTCGCCTACTTCGGAAGACTGACGACCTAGGAGCTTTTCAGCTTCTTGGTGCATCTGTACAATGTCTTCTAGAGACTTGCCTTGGTACTTCTCTGGTAAGCTTGATTCTTCTTGAGGTTGTTCAACAAAAGTTTCTTGTTGGGCCTCGTCGTTAATGTTGTCGAGTGTTTCGTCTTCAGGACGCTCGTCAAGTAGTGTCGCCATTATTAAACTCCGTGGTTATTATTATCCATTATGGAGATGGGTTATTGTTATAGGGTTAGCCTAGGGCTCCCTGTTTTTTCTACCAGCTTTCTCGTGTTCGCGTACCCACTTCATGTGTTGTCCCGGAAAATCTCCGGAGGCACCGTCGAGGATACATTGAGTTGCTGATATAATCTTCTTAGCGTTAGCGCCACAACCGCACCTACTGGTTGTGACGTTACCATCTACGAAGTCTTCAAAGATGTGCCCGTTAGAGCACTTAAAGTCAAATACTTTGAACATCTTGTTCTTCCGCTACAACTTGCTCATGGGACGCTCTTACTGTGGCTTCTAAGTTTAGAATATTAGCCATTACTGCAAGTTGTCCTTTACGAATGAACAGATCGTCAGAATCTTTAGTGTTTTGCACGTCATTGGTTTGTGCAACGGTATTATTTAACTCTTCCATAAGCTGTTTCCAGCCTTTGTTACGAAATAAAGAAAAATAATTATTGTAGTACTTTTCGAGTTCAGGAGCCATAGTTTCCTCTTAGGTTGTTCCTTATGTATTTATTATACCACATATTTAGACAAAAGTCAAGACTTATTTTTCTTGGCGGCCTTACGAAAGTCTGAAGCCTTCGGCGCACCCTTAGAGCCCGGTTTGCGCATACGTTCTCCAGAGCCAGCCTTAATACGTGCTCGTTTGTTGTGTATATTCCTCCACAGACCGGGCTTCTTTTTATTTGCCACGTTTCTTCCCTTTTTTCTTTGGTGGTCGTCCTCGTTTGTTTCCGTATGTACCTTTTCCGCAGGGCATTATTTTCTCCTTGATTTAGCACCAGAACACTTCCAGCGCTTTCTTGATAAGTTATTAGGCGTGTTAGGATCGTTCTGCTTAGATTTAGGCAGACGTTTTTTAATACCTAACGAACGTGCGCAATAAGCGTCACCCTTGGACGTGCCGGGTTTGACACGAGGGCCACCGCCTTTAGCTTTACCGGCTTGACCGTAGCTAACTCTTTTTCCTGACGACGTTACTTTTACTCGTGCTTTGCCTTTGGCTGGTCCTCGTCTGGGCATCTTCTAGTTCCTTAATTCTTTTGTCCATGTTCGACAAAATCTGATTTACTTGTGTTATTACTTCTTCTAATCTTTTTTCGTTAACTAACATCTATTGTCCTTATGTAGGTAGATTTGCTGTGTGCGGGATTAACAAAGAAGCTTTCTGAACGCCAGCATTAATAACGTCTAGGTCAGCCGCATTCTTGTTAACAAGGTTATTAATTGTTTCGTCTGCAACTACTGTTGTTCCTGTTGAGTTATTAACTACTCGACAAATGCCACGTACAGGAATGTAGCCCGCAGTAAATGTCTCGTCAATAATTAACACACCAGAATTAAAGTCTAAACACAAGTCTCCATCAAACTGCTCAGTTCCAAACGTATTGTCATTGTGGTTTTTAATTTCAATACCGCCAGCGTAGTTTCTAAGTATTAGCCTACCGTTTCCTCCAAAGTCAACAACAGGAGAAGGCTGTCCGGCAAGTGTGTTACTAAAGCAATCAAGCATTGCAAGTGTTTGACCGCCGTTAATAATAATTGTGTTGTTAATAGAGCACTGGAAAACAAAACCAGACGTGTAGCTTACATTGTATAGAATACACTGTCGATAAATGTTGTTGCCATCCGCAGTACCTTGAATGCCTACGTTAAAGTACTCTGTTCCTGATACGTTAGCTGACGCATCAATAGTAATTGTTGTGTAAGCGGGGTTGTCAGACGTAATCACAGTTCCTTGTGGAATTGTTACATTAGACAACGTAAACGATTCTAAAAATCTTAAAGTGTTTGCACCTTCTTTAGCCGCAAGAACCAAAGCGTCTGGTATGTTGTCTACAGGCGTTGATCTAGTACCAATAGGCACGTCTGTTCCTGACTGACCCGAAGAGCTTATACAGATTTCTCCATTGTAGGCCGCAGATAAAATTGTACTTAAGTCCTGTAGACCAGCCGAATTAGCAGTACGTACCGATACTTGGTTTACATTAACCACGTCACCTACGTTGCTGTTAGCGCCTACAAGGTTTACAGCGTACTGTCCGTCTTCAAAAGTTACTGTGTAACCGTTGATAATTTCTACTACCCGAGCAAGAACAACGCCTCCTACAGTTACCGGAGGGTTGTGGTTGTGTGTTTTAAGAAACGGCATACCTTCTGGATCATCCTCTAAGTCTTTAAGGATTAGCCTAAAAGTATCTAAGTTTAGCTGTCTTATTTCTGTTGGGGTACTCTGAATAAGAGTAGTATCCGCTTTTGGAACGGTAATAACCTTGGTGTCCCAATTAATAGTGATAGCCATATCATTCGTCCGAAATCATAAGGGCAGTAAGGGACAAACCACTAGCAGTGCTAATTGTTCCTGAAATAGGCGTACTTTGATATAAGTCATCGCCGGGACTGCTCTTTCTTACGTAGCCAGAAACGGGTTGATTTTGCGTTAAAGAACGTGTGTCGCTTATCTCGCCGTTAGCGTCTGTTAATCCGTTTATTATTACAGTTCCTGCCGCTATCGCACCTCCTGAATCAGCCGTCAAATAAACCCTAGCGTTTTGTATCAAAGCACTAGTAAAGGCGTCTTTTGCAGTAACTGTAGTTGTTACCTGACCAGTTACTACGGTCATTGTACCAGCGCCTGTGTTAGTTACGGATGACGTGTTGCCATCTGAAGGCGTGTTAAATGTAGAGTTAGACGCGTTGTTGTAGTCTATGTCAAAGTTGTTAGTGCCGTGCGTAAAGGTTTCGTTGTTGTACGTACCCGCATCTGTAATCAACAAGTCTCTGTCGTTATCAGCAAACGTAATGTTGTTAATGTTGTTGGTTAGAGGCAACCGCAAAGCACCAGTACCTGCGCCTGTGGCTGTGCTGTTTTTAACAGTGTTGTTAGTAAAGGTAGCTGTCAAAGGTTCTATCTGACCACAACTATCAAAGACAGAGTTTACAACTGTATTACCAGAAGCAAAATCTGGGTTTAGGCATTTAGTTATTTGCAGACCGTCGAATGAAAAACTCTGCGTTCCTGTTGTTGTGTCTATATTATAGTTTTGCGAACCAGCGGCTGAAATAACACCGCCAGTTGCGTCTACATCACAAGCAGTGCCTTGGTAATTGAGTTCGTACAAAGTTGTGGACACAGGTCGGTCACGGAAAACAAGAATATCCCCGTTACTTTCAAGATAAGTAGCAGTAGATCCTGTGCCTATCTGAACGCGTCCTGTTAAAAAGATAACGCCGTCTACGTTAGTAACAATACCGTAGGCACTATCGGCATCAACAGAAGCGATACCCGCCCATGTAATAGGATCTACGGACGTACCACCTGTGACTGTATATCCGTCTCCAAAAGTCCACTGGTCAACCCATGTGTTTGCTGGGACGTTTCTAGGCTTGGCCGTTGTGTTGACCCGTATGCCTATTTGTGTGCTATTTCCTGTAGGCACAGTGCCGCTAGTAGGTGTGTTACCTGTGTAAACAATAAACTGCTTCCAACCACCAGCATAGGTATCACTGCCTCCTACAGTCCAGAAAGCAGTGTTTGTACCGTCAGAAATCCACAACTGAATGCCGTTAGAAGCTTCTGTAGCAATATCAGCAACAAACGAAAAGTTGCACCAGAGGCGAAGATGCTCGCCCCCGGACAAGTTGAAAGTACCACTAACATAAATTTCATTGACACCGTTAGTAGTTAAAGCGCAAGAAACAGAGTTGCTTCCTGCGACTTTAATATCAGGGTCTAATGAAAAAGTATCTCCTACCCAGTTAGCAGTACTTTCCCCGTCATCAATGACAGTAATATTGCCAGTAGTTACTAGAGTTGGTGTAGCCATTACGCATCACTCGTTCTAATCGCCGCTGACGAACCTCCGCCTGAACCCAGAGTTGCAGGAGACAAGAACTCAACAATCGGTGTTGCACCACCGTCACGAACCTTAACTACTAGCTCCCTATCTGCGTTGTATACTACTGTAAATGTTTCTGATGTCGCTGACGCAACTTTGTCAATGTAGCTAATAAATACGTTGTTAGCCGCTGTTGCATTGTCAGTACTAAAGTCCGTACTAGCGATAGTAAACGTGCTTCCGCTAAACGATGTATAAGCAACCCGTCTGTAAAGACCTGCGTCTGTCTGAATACGAATTGTACCAGAAGAAGGGGTATCACTAGGAATTGCAGTAGTGACTACTACAGACGTTTCTGTGGCCCCTGAAAGGGTAGTGTTCAAAGAAAGCTGTGCAGTATCGATTGTTGTACTTTGGGCACCTGTTGAAGGCGCTACAAGAATAGTGTCTTCTGTTGCTACAACACCCGAAACAGTAAACGTGACGTTATTAGGCGGCTCACGTAGAGTTCCAGTCAAGTCAGTAAAGTCATCGTTAGCTGTTACGTCGTTAGGATCGAAACCGACACCAAACGCACCAATAATAGCAGAACCTGTAGACACACCTAGCACAGAAGCTGTAGGTACGTCACGCTCTGTAGCTGAACCTGTTGTTGTTACAGTAGCTCCAGAAGTACCGGCAGTGATTAACGTACCGCTAGAAGGAGCAGTTCCTGTCAACAACTGAATCCACATCTTAGTCGCTGATCCTGCTGTAGCGTTGTCTACGGCAAGCATTTGACCTGTGCCGCCTGTCCAACTTACAGGTTCAAAACCAGCGGCGTCAAACGTACCAGAACTAGTACCACTTAAGTCAATCTCGTGTGTAATACCACGGAACAACAGACCGTTCAAACCAAATAGTGTGTCACTGGTTCCGTCACGAGTCAAGTACTTAACACGCTCGTAAGTGTCGTTAATTGTTTGAGTACCTTTGTCCCAT